CTTATCTATGCTTTCGATTCTGAGTCAGATGCAAAAGCGTTAAGAGCAGTAAACTTGAATGATACAGTTGCTGAGCCTTACTTGAGAACTCGTGCAAACTTGAAAGTTGGATTCTGGTATACTAACCCAACTGAGATTGTTCTTTACTCTTAAGAACTAGTTTTATTAATTAACTAAAAAGGGTGGGTGGATTCGCCTACCCTTTTTTAATACATAAAAATTATGTCAATTTGCAATACAATAACAACAATCACAAAAGGGTGCGATAACAATATCGGAGGCATTCAAACAGTTTACATAAATGACCAAAGCGAAGTAACTGCGGTAACTGTAGACGAACCGAATTGGGAAATAACTGCAATTACTAACGGAGACCCTTTTATTCCTTTTGAATTTAAACGCAATACGGGTAACTACGTTGAAGACCAAGCAAACGATTTAATCAATGGCTCTTCTTTCGTAACTGCTACTATTACTTTAATGTTTCACCGTAGAGAAGCAGCGAAGTCTCGTTCTATTAAAATCTTAGGAGAAGGACAAAGAGACCTAGCTATTATCGTTTTAGATGCTAACGGTAAATATTGGTACTTTGCAAACGCACAAGTTACTGCGGTAGCTGAAGGCTCAGGAACTGCTAAAGCTGACGGAAGTAAGTATTCGATTACTATCGTTGCTGAATCTGAAAATTTAGCTTACGAAGTTGACCCTACTATCATTGCTGGTTTACTAGTTTAAAAGTAAACTTTGCTATCCTCACCCTCACTATTATAGTGGGGGTTTTTTGTTTTATAACAAATCGTAATTAAAGACCATTATAATATATGATATACTTAGAAAAAGATTCGCTTAATACTTTTGTACTCACGTTAACTGAGTCATCTACTATTTCGAATCCTACCTATCTATTTTTATTCCAAAATGAATTTAATAAAAGTTCACAAGGCTTTCAATGGGTAGGAGTAGATACTTCAGACTATAAAGAAAGATACAATTTGTTTGAGTTAACGGAGAGCGTAGATGCGACCTTTGTACTTGGACAATATACCTATACTGTTTACGAATCTGCCGACCCTATCGTCATTGTAGACCAAGATATTGATTACTATACTGGTTTAAATGTAGTAGAAGAGGGCAGAATGGTTGTCGCAGGAGTAGTAACAAACACAATTTACGATTAATGAAGATTTTAGGATTTGAATTCGGTGCAAATAAAGCCGTAGAAGTACAAGAATTAGGAGGGTATCAAGCATTCTCTACACCATTCTTAAAAGTAGGAAAAGGAGATTTATCTTTACCTTACGTTAATGCCCGTTTAAACGTTGGTAACTACGTTAGATTTGGAAACGATAACTTATACCCTCAACTACTAAATCAAATGTATTACACGTCTCCTTTGCATGGTGCGGTAGTAGACTTTAAAACAAATGCAACAGTTGGAGGTGGTTATGAATTGCAATATTCTGCGACTTGTTCACCAATGGAAAAGGTAGACATCTACGCTTTTGAAAAGCGAATGAATCTAAAGAAGATTTTACCCGCAGTAACTAAAGAAAAAATAATTCATGGTAGAGTATACTTTCACTTGCGATTCAATCAAACGGGAACGCTAATATTTTGTAAGCACATTGCAGCGGATAAGGTACGAAAGAATGCTACAAACGATTTATACTACATCTGCGACGATTGGTCTACTCAAATAAACATACAAACAATCAAGCCTTATAGATTCAATACTAAAGACCTTGAGTTCTTATATTGTTATGAGGACTATTCAGTTGGTCAAGACGTTTACACTTTACCTCAGTATTCTTCTTGTATGAATTGGGCTTTTTTAGATGGTGAAATGTCATATTTACAAAAGTCAAACATTCAAAACTCTATCTTCCCATCTTTTGCAATGATGTTTCCGAAGAAACCACAAAACGAAGAAGAAAAAAACTCTATTAAAACTACAATCGATAGAGCCAAAGGAGCGACAAATGCGGGAAAAGCAATTGCATTCTTTGCTAACAATAAAGAATCATTACCAACGATTGAAGCTATTCCTACGAATTCAAACGATAACTTGTTCCAGGTTACTACGGAAAGCATAGACTCAAAGATTTGTCAAGCGCATATCATTGACCCTATTTTAATGGGAATTCGTGTAAGCGGTAAACTTGGAAGCGGTAGCGACATCAAGCAATCTTATGTAATTTTTGAAAAGAATAGTATCATTCCTTTGCGTAATTCAGTCGAAGAAATCTTTAACGAGATTTTAGCTATTTGCAACATCAATGCAAAATTAGTAATTAATAATTTCCAAATCGTTAACGATACGATTGTTGAAATGGATGAAAGAACAAGTGAAATTTCTAACATTATTGCAAATGTAAATCCAGCTTTAGCTTCTAAGTTAATTGATTCAATGACTCAAAACGAGTTGAGAGAATTACTAGGATTAAAACCAATTGAAACACCTCCTGCATTATGATTTACTTTGTAACTGAAAATTACCTAAAAACACAAACGCCAATTACTGCAAATATTGACGTGAATAATATTGTACCTTTCATAAAGACTCAAAGCGACATGAGAATAATGCCTATTCTAGGTACTTATTTTTATAACTACGTTTTGGCCGCTTATAACAATCAAACATTAACAGTTGACGAAGAAGAATTAGTTACTTACATTCAACCCGCAATTGCATGGAGGAGTGCTGAAGATGCAGCTTTTGGTTTATCGTACCAACTTAAGAACAAAGGAATCCAAACGCAAAATGGAGACTATTCGAATAACGTAAGTCAAGGAGAGGTCAACTTTGTTCAGGACCATTACGCACAAAAGGCTAGTTTCTACGAGTCAAGACTTTGGAAATACCTAGACATGAATAAAGACTTATTCCCTAACTTTATTTCACCTTTAAATAGAGATTCGGACATTAGACCATCGGTACAACAAACGCAAGGATTTAACGATTCAATACTATTTTTATAAATAAACCACAATGCTTGAAATTTTAGAAACAATTAAGAAACATGGTGCTTTAGGAATGACTGTCATCGCATTGATTTGGATGAACTCCAGGTTGACCTCCGTTGAAGATAAACTATTCAATTGTCTAAGCGCAAACCAAGAAATACGTCAAGCATCAACGCATAGCAAGGTGGAGATTAAAGAAAAACTACTTGCGATACTCCCAAATGAAAGAAAAAATAAAAGAGTTATTTCGTGATACTTTAAAAAAGGAAGGCAAATGGTCAAGAACTTCGCTTACAATGTTTACTTCTTTTTCTATTTGTGTGCTTGTTGGCTTAATAGATTTTTTTATGCATGGTTTTAATACTGAAGTTTTCTTCGGTTTTCTTTCAGTTGCGGTAGGTAGTAAGATTTCAGATTCATTCAGTAAAAAATTAGAAAAATGAAAATAAATTTCTCTCATTTAATAGCATTTATTTGGGCTTGTTTAATCTCAATCCTTTGGCTTATATTTATGACTGGCTGCTCCGCTTCGTATCATTACGGAAAAGCAGTTAAAAAAGGAATGAGATGTGAAACAATTTCCGATACAATCGAGATTCAAAAGATTGATTCAGTCTTCATAAATAACGAGTGGGTAAAGTATGTTACCAAGTATGACACAATAGTGCGTTACAATGAAGTTTTTGTGCCTAAAACGAGACTACAAGAACGTCTGATATATAAGATTAAACGAGATTCAATTGAAGTTGTAAAATATAAAGTAAAAACTGAGTATAAAACAACCAAGAAAAAGTGGAATTTCCCTATTAAAATTCTAATTATTTGTTTTGCGCTTGGATTTGTGATAGCTTTGGCAAAAGTTTATTTAAGAAGATAGTGCATTACGTTGCACAATTAAGTATATTTCACCAACATTAAGCAGAAATAACTATTGAAAGTGTGATATATTGCACAATTAATATGTTTACAGTAAACAACTAAATGTAAATAGATGCTGACAACGAAAGAAATGATTGCCAAATATGGCGCACCTAATCCTGAAGGGACTTATTTAAAAACTATTGTACTACCTTATCCATTTATTTACGATGGTAAACCCGTTTCTAAAATGCGATGCCATAAGCTAGTAGCGGATAAATTCCTAGCAGTATTCAATGATATTTTAGCGCACTATGGTTTAGAAGAAATTAATCGACTTGGTATAAACAAATACGGAGGTTGTTTCAACTACCGAGTAATGCGAGGAGGCACACAATTGAGTCGACATTCTTGGGGGGTAGCAATTGATTTAGACCCTCAAAGAAACCTATTAAAAGAAACTTCTAAAACTGCTAGGTTTGCAAGACCTGAATATAAAGCAATGATTGATATTTTCTACAAGCATGGATTCCTAAGTTTAGGTAGGGAGAAGAATTACGATTGGATGCATTTTGAGATAGCACAGTAACAACAAGCCCTTAATTGGGCTTTTTAATTATACCTAATGATAAGAAAAAGATTATTTTTCGATATTGAGACCTCATTTAATATCGGTATCTTTTGGCGAAGTGGTTACAACCTGACTATTCAGACTGACGATATAATTAAAGAAAGAGC